TTTTTTCCAAAAAAATGACATAAAAATAATAATGGTATTCTTTCAATAATTCTAAATAAAGAAAAAGTAGTAAATAAAAAAATGGAATCCATCTTAATTCCCAATGACAAGCGCTTTGTCTTGTTTCCAATCAAACATGAAAGAGTGTGGGAAATGTACAAGAAGGCTGAAGCCAGCTTTTGGACTGCAGAAGAAATTGATTTGGCCAATGACCAAAAAGATTGGGAAACAAAGCTGACGTCAGATGAGCGCCACTTTGTCAGCCGAGTTCTTGCGTTTTTCGCAGCATCAGATGGAATCGTAAATGAGAATCTTGCCGTCAACTTCTCCAACGAAGTGCAGATTCCTGAAGCAAGGTGCTTTTATGGGTTTCAGATTGCCATGGAGAATGTTCACGCCGAAGTGTACTCTTTATTGATCGACACGTACATTAAAGATCCGGAACAAAAGAAGGGATTGTTTAATGCAATGGAGACTATCCCCGCCGTCATGAAAAAGGCGCATTGGGCTCTGAGATGGTTGGACAAGAACAATGCGTCCTTTGCAGAACGCATTGTTGCTTTTGCGGCGGTCGAAGGCATCTTTTTTTCAGCATCCTTCTGCGCTATCTTTTGGCTTAAGAAACGTGGCTTGATGCCCGGTTTAAGTTTTTCGAATGAGCTTATTTCTAGGGACGAAGGATTGCATTGCGACTTTGCTTGCTTAATCTATTCCATGCTAGAAACCAAGCTGAGCGAATCAAGACTTCGCGAAATCATCATGAATGCAGTGGAATGTGAGCGCGAATTTGTTACGGATGCGCTTCCGTTTCGTTTGATAGGCATGAACGCCGATCAAATGTGCGCGTACGTCGAGTTTTGCGCGGACCGCTTGCTTGTTGCGCTTGGATCTTCAAAGGCGTACAACAGTCCCAACCCGTTTGAATGGATGGAGATGATTTCGCTACAAGGCAAGACGAATTTCTTTGAGAAAAGGGTGGGGGAGTATTCAAAGGCGAAGGTGGGGTCGACGAGTTCGTGGGAGGAGAAGGAAAAAGAGAATTCCTTTAGTTTGGATGCGGACTTTTAAATGCTTGCAATATACTTTTTCCTCTTTTGCTTTACCTCATCTATTGTCCTTGATCCCTCTTTCTTTCTTACTATAATGTTTGAAAAATTAATATTTTTCGCTTTCGCTTTCGCTACCTGAGTCATCGTCTACGCTCCTACTCCTGCTCCTGCTCTTACTTTTACTTTTACTTTTACTTTTGCTTCTACTTGTGCTAGAGGACTTTTTCTTTAACCCCTCCTTCTTTTTTTTCTCTCTTAATGTCCTTCTTTCATACTTTCGATGCTCTCGTTTTATAATTCTTTCTTCTTCTAGAGTGAAAACGTCGTCTTTCGTCCTCGCGTTATCTCGAGACATGAGATCATCTATGTAAATGCGACGTTCCTTCTTTTTCTTGAGTCTCAGCTTACGTTCCTCCGTCGTCTCAGGAACTATTTCGTTTTCTTTTTTAGGTTCTAGTTCAGATCGTCTCTTTACCCTTTCCAATTTATTGCGTACACATTCTGATCCCCTACCCAGAACTTCTTCTGGAGTATTTTTTGAGTTTGCTATGGGTCGGAAAGACACAAGGCGAGTTTCCGCCGTATTGAATTGATCAAAAATGTTGCAGATAAGAGTCACTCTCTTGTTTTCATACTCATGTTTTTCTCTTAAGTGTTTTATCGGATCCAAAAATTTATTCAAGTTCATAAAGAAATGAATAAAAATTACCATTGGCAATGGTTTATTAATATTTTTGCCTTCTTGAGATCCCAACGCCTTTAATTCATACGAAGCATTTTTTATTACATCGTATTCCCGTTTGCCTTGTTTTAAGACAAGATCGTTCAGGGATCCTACGCAACCAATGCCAGTGTTGTTGTGAATTGCGTGATCGCCCTTACTCACAGGAATCATATTACTTTCAGGTGAATTGTATGCATTATCGAAAGATCCTTCTAAAAAGATTTTTCCCCAAAATGGGGAGTCTAATGTTACAGAAAAGCAAAATGGCAATTCGTTGTATCCAATGTGCTGCCTCGTGATAAATAAACGCCCTGCACTCACACCGCGTAACTTTTCGTCTCCATGTTCGCCAATTGCGAACAATAAATTAAAGGATTTGGAAACAAAAGGTTTTTCTGATATGTTTGCCTTTAGGAAGCGATCAACATTAAGTAGTTTAATCTTTCCCTTGTGATTAACAGGCTCGCGTTTTTTCAAAAATTTTTTTGTCAAGTCGCTTATTCTCTTTGCAGTCTCGTATGCAAGGTTTTGTAAATCAATCTCAACTTCAAAATTTTCTTCAAGCCCTTGAGGCAACAATTTTTCAGATTTTAATGTTTGAAAAAGCTCCTGACTTTCTTCATCTGTTAGTTTTGCATAATTTTGCGTCAAAATATCTTCCTCTTCTGCGCTAAGCTTCTGAAATTTTTTTTTCATTAATTTTTGCAACCTTTTAAACAGACTTGTGCTCAAGTCGTCAAAATCAAGTGACTTTGAGCCATCCTCCTCTTGAATTAACAAATCGTTCTTTTCAAAAAAGTTTCTGAGCGAATTGAAATCCTTTTGAGGAAGATTTTCGATATCGTTCAAAAGTTTTTGTACTTCCATTTGTTTTTTTTTATCTATTTTATTGTGTAATCATATTAATTTCCATTATGAATGAATCAAAAATAAATAAAGAGAATGGAGGCTTGCAATACTTTTCAATTTCTCTTTAAGTTTGCTTCGTCGCTCGTATATCTTCAGGATAATTATATAAATTATCTCTAAGATTTTTATACTCAACATCTAAAGCTTTCTCTTCTTCACTTTCTTCAGGCAACGGATCCCCTTTCTTTCCATTCTTCCAAAAATATTCTCAACGTTTTTGATATTCCTTTGCCATAGCCTCTTGAATTCTATTCATATGATAATGAATCTCTTTTTCATACTCAATCCTCTTCCATTTTTTCTCACTTTCAATTCTACGCTGAATTAGTCCAGGTGAAATTGATTTAGACTTTTCTTTCTTTTCGGAGAGTCCATTCATCCAAAGATCCAAAACTTCTTCTGCGTCTTCTCTTGATAATCCGAATTTTCTTTGTAAATAAGGAGCCGCACACATCATGTTGACAACACCGGAATCACTCAGATTCATTAAGTATTTTCGTAGTCCATTCTTGGAGAATTCAACTTTGACATTGATCTTGGACTTCGACTTTCTCATGATTTTGGGACGACCCGGAAGTTCCTTAGCCCTGCAGCGCTTTGTCTGAAGTTCCTTAGCCCTGCAGCGCTTTGTCTTCGGGTCGCGGATCTCTTGCCTTTGTCGGACTTCTCGATCTTGATCTTGATTTTGATTTAGACGGCATTTTTTTTTTATTATTACTAAATATATATTTTTTTTTAAAGCAAATTTAAGTAACATGATTAAAAGAACGAGGCAACATTTACATAATTGCCCACAAATGCAATTTTTAGCGTGCCTCCTGTTAATGGAGCTTGCGAAAGTTTAAGAGATACGTATACTGTTTGTTGTTCCATAAGAGGTTCAGTTTCAATATTGACTCCTGTCTGATTGTAGCTTGAAATAGCCGTTCCACTTGTTTGAAGTGAAATTCCATCAAAAATTTCAATGTCGTCATCAAAAAGATCTGGACTTCCAGAATCAAGCAAGGCGAGAGTCGTAGCGGCTTTAAATCTTAAAGTCGTTGTTGAACCAAACGTTACGTTTGTATATGCAAGTAAGCTATTTGTGTTAATCAAGTAGCTATTTTCAGGAACAATAAATGTCTTGATTATTTGAGACGCAGAATTTAATTCGAAATTAACGTTAACAATTTTGAACCAATCGCTCACACCACTCGTTTTAAGAACTTTTACGTCATTTTTGATTGTTCCAACTCTCGCAAGTGTTATGCACGTCAAGACAAAAATGACAAAGACGAGGATGCTTGAAATTGCACTTATAGTCAAAACTTGAGTGTCCATTGAAACAAACTTAATTGTTTTTTCTTTTTTAAATTTTGTATTTGTAAACAAACTTAATTGTTTTTTCTTTTTTAAATTTTGTATTTATATTTCAACCAATCAAGAAAAAAAATAAAGAGAATGGAGGTGTTTGTAATTTCAATGAATGATGAAAGATTTTCCGCCGCTGAAAAGAATTTAGTTGGATCTGGCTTCTTGAAAGCTCAACTTGTACGATTTCCTGCGACGGTGGGTGCCACTGTTGATTTAAATGATAGTGCTATAGTCTCTCCAGAAACAAAGAACCATGTTTTGGGCTTGTCCATATCTCCTAATTCAAATTCGAATGGTCGATTTATCCCGTCAAGAGGAGCATTAGGTTGCTATTTATCCCATTATAAATTATGGAAACAAATTGCAGCTGAAGGAAACGATGCAATCATTGCAGAAGACGATATTGTGTTTCGAATTCCAAATGCAAGCCAAGAAATTCAAAAGAAGTGGGATGCATGCAAGAAACTAGGTCTTGATTTGCTCTTGTTAGGAAGTAGTAAATTGCCTTTGCTTCCCTCGACTGAACCCGGATTGTATCACGTTATGGATCACTTTTTTGGAACAGAAGGGTATGTTTTGAGTCCTGAAGGCGCAAAACGTTTGTTAGATTCTGCATTGCCCATCAAAGTACAGGTCGACGCGTACATTGGGTCCTTTGCTTCCTCCAAAAAGCTAAAGATTGGTGCTGTAAAACCATCCATCTCGGGACAGAACCACATGCTTGTGTCTACAGTTCAGCCTCAGACTCTAAAAAGGCAAACCTTGCATTCAATAAGAAAACATTGGCTTCCTTTAATTCTAGTTTTGATTTTAGTCCTTGCGCTTGTTGCGTTTGTAGTTTTTAACAAGTTAAAAAATGAAAGTCAAAGTCAATCGCCTCAAGTTGTTGGAATTGATACAAATCTGGCCAAGTAGAAAAAAAGCAAATGGGTTCGAGTTCAGGCAAGTCCACGAAAAGTGGCAAGACTGACAAGGCGTCAAAGCAGACGAAAACTCAAAATAAGACCAATACCAAAAACAGTCAAAAGTCCACCAAACAGAATGCTAAATCATCAAAAACTCAGTCCAAGAATGACTCAAAGACGACAAAGAACAGCACAAAGACGTCTAAGAAATCGTCAAACAAGGGAGCGTCAAAGACGTCGAAAAAGAGCACGAACCAAGCAAAGAAGAATACCAAAACGGTAAGTGGAAAGATGGTGAAGAAATCCAGCACAAAGGCTGCAAATAGTTCAAAGAAAAACTCAAAAAAAAGTGGAACAAATGCATTGAAATCAATCAAAAAAAGCGGAAAGATTTCGAACAAATCTACCTCCAGTCCTCTTGTATTCTTAACGTGGATTCTTGCATCCGGAGCTTTTCTCCTTCTCGCTATTTTTGTGTATAATCAATTTTATCCTCCGTCTTCATCTTCTTCTTCATCTTCTTCTTTTTTAAGTAGTTCTAATAAAGAAGGTTATAACTTTTAACTTTTTTTTTGCAAAACAATCCAATTTATTCTTAAAATCCTCGTTAAAAAATGCCCCCGCCCCTTACTCTATTTCCTTTATTACGTTAACTAATTAACTGTTACCAAACATGTTGCCTTAAAAGAACCGTCAGTTGTTGTCACCTGCACCGTGGTGGATCCTCTTGCTTTAGCAGTAAGAACACCCGTATTTGAAATTGTTGCTATATTTGTTCTTGTGCTCAACCAGCTTAAGGTCCTTATAGATGCGGTTGTCGGTAAAATTGTTGCAACAAAAGTATATATTTTTGATCCTGTCATGCTTAATGTGACCGTTGAAGCGTTTAATGAAACCCCAGTAACTCGCGTGCTTACGAGAACTGTAACATTTGCATAAATTGCAGTATTATCATTTAAAGTGGCGCGAACTTGCGCAGAACCATTTCCTACACCCAAAATCAACCCAGATGAGTTGACAGTAGCAATTGAAGGATTGCTCGAAGTCCATGTTATTGAAGTAGCGCTTGCGTTTGAAGGCAAAATACTTACCGTAGCTTGTACCGTTTCGCCAACTTTTACAACTGCGTTTGCCGGAAGTATGGACAATGATATCGCCGGTACATCAGTACTTAAAATGGGCTTGAGAGCACCTCCAATAATGCTTCCTAATCCCGTACAGTTATCAAATCCTCGTTTTGCAGAAAATGCCCCATTCGAACCAGAAAGAATGTCATGAAAACATGCAGTTTGTGTCGCAGAATACATTCTGGGATTTGCAAAAGCTTTTGGAAGAATACACGCAAGAAAACCTGCCATTGTCGGAGCGGATACGCTCGTTCCGCCGTAAATAACATAACTACCTTTCACGTAGAAAATTACTCCTGTATTCGGATCCGCATTTAACGCAACGTCTGGTGTGTAGCGGAAAGTACCAGAAAAATTTGATTGATACGCAGGCTTTGAAAAATATTTGCTAATTCCTCCGCCACTACCAGACCAAGCAGTTTCAATTGTACTTGCAGAATATGTGTTTGCCGCACTCACCAAATGAGTTCCTCCAACTGCAATTACGTTAGGAGAACTAGAAGGAAAGTCTACGTTGTTTCCGCTGAGACCGTCGCTTGAACCATTGTCTCCACTGGCCACGCATATGTTAATTCCGCGAAGTACAGCCTGCTTCAATAAAGCATCAATCGCTGACAGATTTGAATAAGAAATCTCTGGAGCCCCCCAAGAAACAGAAATAATTGATGGAAGAAGGCTCCGTGAATTTAGAAGCACTGGCACATTTAGAGCTTGATCAATTACTGCGGGAAATGCAGATAAGGAGTTTACGGCAATGTAAAGAATAATTGTCAAATTCGAAGTTGGGCAGCAACCACCAATTGTTTCAACATCCAATGTGTTTTCTTCAGTCGATCCATCTGTGGCTTCGGGATTATGAACGGCGTTTCCCACAGTTTTTACAATTACAATAGGCATATTTTCAGGGGCAATGCCCAAGTAAGACCAATATGATTGAACATCTCCATTTGTTAAGACACCGTTTGCGTCTACAGATCCAACAAGACCACCACCAAATGAAATAACTCCAACTACAACAGGCGTTACTGTGGGAACTGGAATATTGTAAAGTGATACGAGCTCCGACACTTTAAACCAAGAGCGGCCCAATGCATGTTGCTGAAGTTCGCCCTGTTGTACAAGTTGCTTTCTATAAAATTTTAATGCGTTTTGTTTAGGAGGCGTCACTGAATTGTTTTCTTTTTGTGCAGCGGATGATGATTGAAGTCTTTTAGCATTCAATGCGTACTGAGTCTTTTTTTTTGCCACTTCGATTGCTTCAAATTTTAACTTTAAAACTTGGAGTGCGACGTCCTGTGCGGCCTTTGATGCATCTTGTGAGGCCTTCCTAAAAGCTGAATGAGATTCAATTTGACTTTGAGAAAAAGTTACCGGTGTTGGTAACTCAACTGCATTTAGGATTTCTGATATGTTTTCAGTTACCATTGGTACCATTACTTCTTTTAACGTTTCGACTTTCGCCACGATTTCCGGAACCGCTACGACTTCAGGTACCGTCATGACTTCAGCTTTAACCTCAGCCACGATTTCAGGAACCGCTACGACTTCAGGTACCGTCATGACTTCAGCTTTAACCTCAGCCACGATTTCAGCCTTAGCTACGACGACTTCGGGCACAGCTGCTTCGACTTTAGTCACAGCCATGACTTCAGGTTCCGTTACGACTTCAGCTTTAATCTCAGCCACGATTTCAGTCTTAACCTCAGATACAACTTCGGGCACCCCTTTGACTTCACTCACAGCCACGACGACTTCAGGTACCGTCACGACTTCAGCTTTAACATCAGCATCGATTTCAGCCTTAACCTCAGCAACGACTTTCGGCATCGC